TAGAGAGACCAGACTTCTTAGCTGCTTTCTTAGCTGCCTTTTTCCCAGCAGCCGTGTAAGGGTATTTCTTTTTTCCAACTTTAGGCATGTGATTATTTGTTAATGGTTTAGCTTTTGTCTTTGGCGTTGCCGATATTAAGGGCAAGCCAGTCAACAATCTTGTATAGCTTAGCAGCCCACCCGTCATCAGTCGGTGTCGGCGTTAGAGCTGCAATAGCTGAAGCTGCTGCAACAATAGCGGTAAGGGTGCTAATGAGGGTGTCCTTGTTGTCTATGATGTAGTTAATAATATTCATGTTTTATATCATGGTTGATATTGCGAGACGGCGCTCAACTTCTTTGCGATACGCAGGGTCAACCTCGTAACGCTTTTTGCCTCTAGCGTCTCTTTCAGCCATTGCTGCCAAGACTTGAGCTCGGCTTTCGAAAGCTGATTCTCCAGAACCTTTGGTTCCTCCTTGAATAAAAGAAGAAGGACTAACACCATTAGCCTCTTCATACTTAGTCTTAATCCAGTCTAGAGCTAGCGAGGCTTGCTCGTCGGTTCCTGTTTCAAGTGCTTTGTTGTATGCGTCGAGTTGGTTTTCACTAAGAGCTTCAGAGGCCCACTCAGAGATTTGTTCGTAAGCCTCACGGCCTCCGATTTCGTTTAACAACTCAGCCTCTCCAGAAGCCTGTAGTGCTTGCTGTCCTTCGATATACGAGTCAACTAGGTTACGACTAAGGCCGCTAGCTTCAAGAGTTTTATAGGTGTCTTCGCTTAGTTGTCCTTGTTCTGAAAACTCATCAGAAGCAGCGATAATTGCCGAAGTCTGAGAGTCTTCCTCTGTAGAGTCTTGAACCTCAGTCGGAGGTAAGTCCTCTTGTTGTTCTTGAGTTTGCTCGTTAGAGCCTAGCTTGCCTTCAAGGTTGTTGTAGGCGTTTGCTAAGTCCTCTGGTGTTTTGAACTTATCAGGAAGCCACTCTGGACGGTCGTCAACTTGGACTTCTTGTTCTTGAATAGCGGCTGCTTCCTCTTCTAGAGAGATTTGCTCGCTTTCTGTTTTATCATTAATGATGTGGGTGTCAGCCATTTTTTCTATTGTTGTTGTTGAGGTGCCTCTTGCTCAGCCATTGCGGCTTCGTTTGAGACAGATTCTTTAGCGATGTTGCCTAAGGCTGCTACGCCCTGAGGCGCTGCTTTTTCTGCCATTGACATCATCTGAGCTTGTTGCGATTCTTGTTGAATTTCTTCTTGCGTCTTAATGAGACCTCTGGTCTTGATTCCAAGACTAGTAGCTCTGCGTTTGAAGTATTCTTCAACATTAACAAACTGACCGATAGCTTGTGGTCCAACCACTTGTGCAGCTCCAGCCAAGAACAAATCTAATTTTTGTAGGTCGTTTCCTCTACCAAGAGCTTCTACTCCCGTAATGATAACAGGCTTAACCAAGTCTTTCGGAAGGTTAGGCATGCGCTTCTTCTTGGCCATAATGTCCATGACCCGGTTGACCATAGGAAGCTGAAGCTCGTTACTAAGGAGGGAGTAGAGTCCACCTAACGCAGACTCAAGCTCTAAGGTGAGCATTCTAATCTCTTCTGCTGTAACACGCTCAGCTTGCCTGACAACTCCTGAGGTAAGCAGGAAGGCTTGCCCAAGTCTCTCTTTGATGCTGTCAGCGGTTTGCGCTGCGATACTGAAGTCTGCTGCTTTGTTAAGCTGCAACACAGAAACATCGTTGGTGTTTCCTTGGGTGATTGCACCGTTAGGGCTTTCAGCGAGAGTCTTAGCTCGTGTGGTTCCGTTAGGATTAACTAGGAACAACACTTTAGCAGCCGCTGCTGAACCTTCAACAATAGCTTGGGTGAGAGTCTCTAGGCTGATTAAATCACCAAGATACTCTTCTACATATCCCCTACCATAATCTTCTCCGTCAATCTTAGAGAAACGAAGGGGGATATACGGTAGTTTTTCTTTACTGAAGGTTCCCACAGAGCCTTCTACAAGAGTTCCTTTGACCTCTTGCCTGACTGTCCACTTCTTGCCCTGTAGTTCAACACAGGTAAACAGGTCACAGTTACGACCTAAGGTGTCACCGTCGATAAGCCCGGCGGCTTCCTTTACGTTATCGGGAAGTGTATTGTAGTCGAGAGTCTCTTTTGTGATAATCTTAAAAGGATTACCCATAGGGTCACGCTTGATAACAAAACGGTCCAAATGGAACACACGCATACCACCCTCCTCCGGGATGTAACACAGCGCATTACCAGTGATGATTAAGTGCTTGAGAAGCTCGTGAACGCCTACACGGTAGGACTGTTTACTAATCTCCTCCATGACCGACTCCTCAACACGTTGAAGAGCGATTTCCATTTCTGAGATAATCTCTTGGGTTGCGCCTTCTTGGCGTAGTTTGGGTTCGTCAAAGTTAAGACGGAAAAACGGGGCATTGGGAGCCAATAAGGCTAGTAGTAACTTGGATGCTAAATTGTTGACCCCTCTTGCTCCAATGCCCTGAAAGGGTGTTTCTAAACGTGAATGAGAATTATGTCCATCTTCCGGCATTACATACGGAAGGGTAAGCTTAGAGGCTTGTCTTGCTCTGTCTAAGAAAGAGTGCCTCTCGCTCTCTAGGGCGATGTATTGAGACTCGATTGAAGTTCCATTCATTAAAGTGTTTCTTCTGCTTCGGGTTTAAGTGCTAAAAATTCTAGTTGAGTAAGCTCCTCGACGCCGTCAGTTTCCTCAAGCATTAGGTCATCGTTCTCGGTAAACCGCCAACAGTCAATAGCAATGAGTCGCCCTGAGTCGTCCGTAGCTTCTGCAAGGTTAGCAACAGGTGGAAGTCCGGTGAGCGTAGTTCCTTGCTTATTGGGATAGCCCCGGTCAGCATCTACTGCGCTAACAAGTCCTGTGTAGACATCGGGCTGGACAACATAGTATCGAAACCCAGTGTCAGCTCGTGACTGCTCAATGTCTGTAAGTGGTTCTTGTTGTTCGTCCATTAGTCTATCAGTTCAAGTTCGTCGAGAAGCTCTAGGTCTTCCTCGATAGGCGGCTCCCAGCTCAAGCGTTGAAGGTAGGTCTCAAGGTTGATTTCCTCAATACCATCTAGGTCAAAGTCGTCGGTCTCAAGGATGCCACTGCGTTTAACACAATATAAGCGGTCGCTGTTGGTCTCTGGGTCGAGAAAGGTGTTATCCCAAAGAGCTAACCAGCGTTCGCTTTGTTCGTCCGGTAGGTTCCTTGCGGTGTTACCAGCGGCTGTGAGTTGCTCGTAGGATGCCTCGTTGCTGAACCTAAAGAATCGATGAGTTTCGTCTGTCATTACTTAAAGTGTTACGTTGTTAACGATGATGCTCCAGCCTTTGGCTTTGAGAGATGTGACTGCGGCGTTCGTCGCGGCACTGAGTGAACCAGTGGATACATTGTAGTCGATGTCGATGCCAGCGTCACCCAAAGCAGTTCCACCAGATGCTCCGTTAGTCGTTGCGTATTTGCCGGATGCGTTGATGGACGTCAGTATATTTTCCACCGATTGTGCGGTGAGTTTATCACAAGCGTCCCATGCGACATTGAAGACTCCAGTTGCAATAGTTGATGGATTCCAATTAGTAAACAAAGCGGGGAAATCTTCCAAATCATAGCATGTTTGCCACGCGCTTTGGAAAAAGCCCCCGCTATCTAGGTTAGCATTTCCAAAAGATGTCATATTCGCACAATTATACCATGCGTTTAAAAAAGTAGTTCCGTTTTTCGTCGATTGAATATCAGGAAACGAAGTCAAACCGCTTTGCCGCCATGTGTTTGTGAATGTGGTTCCTTTACTCAAATCAATGTTACTTGGGAAACTCGTGAGGCCACTAGACCGCCATGCGCTCGTAAAGTTCACATTGTTCGCCGCCGTGCCTAGCTTTGCGCCCGCCGGAAAGGATGTTAGGGACGAGCAGCTATACCATGCGGACGCGAAGTTTGAACCAAGTGGAGCTTGAATCGGGGCAAAATCGTTAAGCGAAGTGCAGTTTTTCCAAGATTCAATGAACACTGTGCATGAATCAAAGTTTGTTGGTTTAAAGGAATTTAAGTTTGTGTTTTGATACCAAGCATAAGAAGACGAGGTCGTGTTTGAAAAATCCGTTTGATTAAACTCACTGATGTCAGTGCGACTATGCCAAGCAGTTCCTAAAGAACCTACGTAAGCTCCATCTGCCGCGCCTCGGTCAATCAAGAGCTTCCTCGCCGCCTCAACGTCAGCACCAGTTGCGCTCTCTGGTAATAATATAATACCATACAAATCACCAACTTTGCGAAACGATGCGTGACCAAAGTTACCCAAAAGATTTAGCTCAGAGACCGCATTTGCATTCACCCGATACGCAAAGGTTCCGAGGCTCGTGCCTACGATTTGCCAGCCAGCTTGCCCTCCTGACAGTGGACTTGCAACCACAAGGTGGTCAGCGTTGTCGTTAAATGTAACCTTGTAGCCATCCCGTGTCGGCTGGTCGTTGACTGTAGATTGGCTAACAGAAGCGTTAAGTGTATTATCTGAACCAACAATATTACCACCCCAAAAGCTCACAAAGGCAGCAGGAGAAGCAATAGGGAAAATCTGCGGGTCAAAGAAGTAGTATCCAAAGCCGTCCTTTAGGTCGAACACGTTGTTCCTATTATTAATATAATTACGAACTGAGTCAGCTTGGGCGTCGGTGATGGTCGCAGGGAAGAGCGCAAGGAACTCTAGGTCTATGGCGAGATTGGAACCACCAGTAGAATCTGATGAAATAGAATATTCCGTTGCAGCAACACCGGTGTCGGGAAGTGTGGTCACACCATTGTTTCCATCTGCATCGTTGACTTTACTTTTTTGCGAGCTAGGTGCAAGGCGAGATTCGAATAGCAAATCCCCACGGTCATCGTCAAAAAGATTTTGATGAGTTTCACCCCAACCGCCAGAATACCTTAAGTTCAAAGTTTCCGTTGAGACTAAACGGCGAAGTGCGAAGCCGGTGTTTTGGTAGTCAAAGCCTCCATTTATGTTAGCTCCAAATATGCGACCATAAGCGTCACCGCCATCTCCAAGCACACTGAAAGCTGCAAACATATAGCCGCTGTTTATGTTATTAGCAAAGAGACCTTGAAACCCATCGTTTACACCATCGAACCGCAAGACACTCTTCTTGATAACCGTG